GGGTCATGACGGCCAGCTGACGTAAGAAAGTGGCGTGAAAAATGGTGCTCGTAAAACCCGTAATCACGCGACGTTGCGTGAGTTCGCCGAGGCGCTCGGCGTCCCGCTGACGACGCTGTCGGGGTGGACGAAGCACCCGCTGTGGAAGTGGGACCGCAAGGCGCCGTGGCCTGCGGCGGCGGTGCCGGACGTGCTCCGGTGGGCGGCCGACACGCTCGAGAAGGGTCGGCCCGCCCGGGACCCCGACAAGATCACCAAGACCCAGGAGCTGCGCGACGAGAAGCTGCGGCAGGAGATCCGCAAGCTGCGGGCGAACGCCGAGCAGGCGGAGACGGCGCTCGCCCGGGAGCGGGGGGCGCTGCTGGACGCCGCGGACGTGGAGCGCGAATGGGCGTCGATCGGCGTGGTCGTGCGGAACGCGATCGAAAACCTCCCCAGCCAGGTCCTCCCGCTAGCGCTGACCCACGGGATGCCGCAGGAGGCGTCCGGCCGGTTTCAGGCGCAGGTCGAGGAACTGGTGTCGGGCGTGTTGAGGCATCTGAGCGGTGATCCCGGATCTGAAGACGACGAAGCAGGCGAGGACGCGGTTCTTCCGGAGCCTGTACCCGCGGGAGCGGTGGAGCCCGAGCGAGTGGGCTGAGCGGTGCCGGCACCTGTCGCCGGAGGAGTCCGACGAGCCCGGCCCGTACCGGTTCGACCGCACGCCGTACTGGCGGTTCCCCTGTGACCTGATCGCCCGCCCCGGCGTGGAAGAGCTGGTCTGCCTGAAGGGCGCCCAGATCGGCTGGTCGGAGATGTGCCGCAACGTGATGGGCTACTGGATCGACATGAAGCCCGGCCCCTGCATGGTCCTGATGCCCGACCGCCCGTCGGCCCAGGCGTTCCGCGAGGAGCGCATGGAGCCGCTGATGAAGCACACGCCGGCCGTCCGCCGGTACGTCAGCGACCGGGCGTGGGACTCGAAGAAGACGAGCATCCGGTTCACGAACTCCATGCGGGTGTTCTTCGTGTGGGCCGGCAGCAAGACCGGCACCAAGAGCCGCCCGATCCGGTACCTGCTCCTCGAGGAGCCGGACGAGTACCCGGCGTTCAGCAGCACCGGCGGCGACCCGATGAGCAAGGCGGAGAAGCGACTGACGACGGCCAAGGCCAAGGGGCTCTCCCGCCAGCTCACCGGAGGCACCCCGACGACCCGGAACGGCAACGTGTTCAAGCGGTGGGAGATGTGCGCGGTGCGCTACCACCTGTGGCTGCCGTGCCCGCACTGCGGCGGGTATCAAACGCTGAACTGGAAGCAGGTGAAGTACGCCCCGGTCACCCCGGGCGAGGAGCGGCCGGCGCACGCCGAGCGGATCAAGCGGGACTCCGCGGCGTGGTACGAGTGCGAGCACCAGGACTGCCGCCGGGAGATCCGCGACCACCAAAAACCCGGGATGCTGACGCGCGGCGTCTGGGCGACCGAGGACCAAGTCGTCACCCGCGACGGCCGCGTGGCCGGGCCGGAACGCGCGGCCAAGCGCGTCGGCGTGAAGATCAGCAGCCTCTACTCCCCGTGGGTCTCGTTCCCGCAGTTGGCCGCGGAGTGGGTCGAGGCGCAGGGCGACCCGGACGTCCTCGCCGACTTCATCAACCAGCGCCTCGCCGAGCCGTTCGAGGAACAGCGGGCCAAGACCGAACCGACCCTCATTAGCGAGAAAGCCAAGGGTGCCCCGGCCCCCGGCATCATCCCCCCATGGACGCGGGTCGTCATCGCGACGGCCGATACCCAGGGGACGACGGAACAGGACGGATACTTCTGGTACGTGATCCGGGCGTGGGGGCACGAGAAGCGGTCGCAGCTCGTCGAGTTCGGTGTCGCTGCCAGCCGGCAGGAACTTTTGGACCGCACCGTCGGCCGCTCGTTCCCGGTCGAGGGGACGGGCCACGGGATGCCGGTCTACGGACTCTGGGCGGACTCCGGCGGCCCGCGCTGGCTCGAGGTGTACGAGATGGCCCAGCGGGACAGCCGGGTGCACCCGACCAAGGGGGCCAACCGCCCGCTGTTCGGGATCGCCGAGGAGCGCCCGCAGCGCAAGCACGGTGTGGTCCTCTGGGAGATCGACACGGACAAGAGCAAGGACGAACTGCACCGCCTGATCCACGACCCCGATCGGACGCGGTGGATGCCGCACAACGCCGTCAACGCCGACTACTGCGCGCAGATGTGCAGCGAGTCGAAGGTCTGGAACCCGTCGCAGAAGCGCGAGGAGTGGGTCGAGGTCGTCAAGAAGAACAACCACCTGTGGGACTGCGAGCACCAGCAGGTCGCCGTGGCCCTCCGGTACGGCCTCAACCACCCCGAGCCCCCGCCCGCCGCCCCCGCTCAGCCCGCCCCCCGCGCCGCCGACCGCCCGTCGTGGATGCCCGACCGCCCCTCGAACTGGACCCGGTAACCCCATGGCCGTCTCCGACCAAGACATGCTCGACGCGATCGACGCCGCGATCCTCGCCATCGTGCAGGGGCAGGTGGCGTCGCTGAACAGCAACCAGCGCGGGCTCGTCAACCTCGGGATCGAACAGCTGCAGCGCATGAAGACCGAGTACGAGAACCGTATCGCCCGCGCGGCCGCCGCGTCGGGAACGGCCGGGCGCGGCATGTTCTACGCGACCCAGCTCCGCCGGCCCGAGTAACCCACCGCCCATGCCCCAACCCAACAAACGCAAGCGTCCGACGCCCACCGCCCGCCTGCGCGACGCCAGGGCCCGGCTCGAGCTCATGGAGACGCGGTCGCGCATGGCCGCGCTCCGCGACGCCGACCGCGCCCGCCGGGCGATGCTGGCCACGTACGCCGCAGCGGACCGTGGGCGGCGCAACCGCGACTGGAACGCCCGCCCGGTTTCCGCCGACCTAGCGATCATCCCGGACGCCGCCACGCTCAACGCCCGCGCCCGCCAGATGGAGCGGGACTCGTGGGTCGTCGAGTCGGCCGTCGGCGCCTACAGCCGCAACGTCGTCGGGTGCGGGGTCATCCCGATCCCGCAGGCCAAGGACCCGTCCGGCCGGCTCCTGACGGACCTGAACCGGACGGCCATGGTCGACTTCTGGGCGTGGGCCGGCGACAAGCAGTGGTGCGACGTCGAGGGGGACCAGACCCACTGGCAGCAGCAGGAGATGGCCGAGCGGGAGCGGGTCGTCGTCGGCGAGGCCTTCTGGGTCTGGTCGTACCGGCCGAACCGGCTGTCCAACGGCCGCATCGACCTGTCCAAGCCGATCGGCTTCAAGGTCCAGGCGTTCGAGCCCGAGCAGCTCGACGAGACGGTCCAGAGCTACGCCGACCCGGCGACCGGCGAGGTCCGCGAGGTCCGCGGCGGGATCGAGGTCGACGAGTTCAACCGGGCCGTCGCCTACCACGTCTTCACGCGCAACCCGAACGACTACCTCTGGCGGCAGCAGCTCAAGAGCGTGCGGATCGACGCGGGCCGCGTCCTCCACTACTACCGCAAGAAGCGCGTCCGCCAGAAGCGGGGCGTGACCCAGCTGGCCAGCGTCCTGCAGGACGCCCGCGACCTGACCCGGCACAAGGAGGCGAACCTCTGGCGGGCGATCATGGAGGCCTGCATCGGCGCGACCGTCGAGCGCGAGGCCACCGCCCCGGCCGGCGGTCAGGTCCCCGGCATCATGCCCCGGGCGGCCGGCGACGGCGGGACGACGCCCGGCGGGATGCCGACGGTCGACTTCGTCCCCGGCATGATCGCCGACCCCGGCCCCGGGGTGAAGCTCAACCCGTACATCCCCCAGGCCCCGGGCAGCCAGTACCAGCCGTTCCAGATCCAGACCCTCCGCGGCATCGCCGCCGGGGCGGGCCTCGGGTACGGCCAGCTCTCCCGCGACTTCACGCAGGGCACGTACAGCGGCCAGCGGCAGGAGATGCTGGAGGACCGCAAGGTGTTCGAGCCCCTGCAGGAGCTGCTCGCCCACAACCTCCTGTTCCCGGTCTACCGCATCTGGTTCGCCCTGTCCGTCGCCGAGGGGCGGCTCGACGCCCCCGGGTTCGAGCTCGACCCCATGCGGTACACGGCCTGCGACTACGTCGCCCCGCCCCCGACGTGGATCGACCCGAAGGCCGAGGCCGAGGCGCTGGAGAAGCTCGTCCAGCTCCGCGTCGTCACCCGCGAGGAGATCGCCCACCTCCGCGGCACCCGCCTGACCGACGTGCTCGACAAGATCGCCGCCGAGGCCCGCGAGGCCGGGGAGCGCGGCATCGCGTTCGCCGAGAACAACAACCAGATCCCCCAGGCCGCCGCCGGCAAACCCCGCCTCTCCCCCGACCAGTTCGAGCAGCAGGCCAACGCCTACGGGGTGGCCGTCAGGGCGGGCGCGATCTCGCCGAACGTCGAGGACGAGAAGTACTTCCGAGAGCAGGCCGGGCTCCCCCCGCTCAGCGCGGCCGTCGAGGCGGCGTGGCGGCAACAACCCATCCGCCAGCCGATCACGATCCAGCAGACCGAGGAGCCGCCGATCCCCGTCGCCGGCGAACCGGACGACGCGGGCGGCGACAGCGCCGACCCGACCGGCGAACTGGCCAAGGCGATCGGCAAGCAGGCCGACGCGCTGGCCGCCGCCGTCGCCAAGCCCGCCAGGGCCGTCCCGCTCGCCCAGACCGCCGACGCCCCCAACTACCGCATGGCCGCGGCCGACGCCCCGGTCAACTGCGCCGCCTGCAAGTTCCACGTCGCCGGCCGGTGCGAGGCCTACGCCTTCACCGCCGCCCCCGACCACGTCTGCGACGCGTTCGAGACGGCCCCGGCGACCGGGGAGGCCGAGGGGCGGCGGTCGGCACAGGCCCCCGGCGTGCCCGACGGCGAGCGACCGATCGACGACCCCCGCGGTTCGTTCCTCGACCGGGGCGAGCGCGGGGTCCAGTAAAGCGAATCACCCAGACTTCAAGAGGACCCCGAGCGCGACGTTGTCGAAATGCCGGGCCGCGGACTCGCCCATGCGGCGAACGGCCCGCCGCTCCGCACGTCGCGCGTCCCGCCAGGCCGGGTCGTTCCGCTTCTCGCGAAGGTATTCCGCCAGCAGCCTGCGCTCCCCGGGCCGGTAAACCGTTCTCGAAAGTCCGCGCCGCTGCTCGATCGTCCGCCGTGCCATGCCCGCAGTTTAGCACTTCCCGCGAGCAACCACCCATGAAAACCAACGCCCTCCGCCGCGCCGCCCTGTCCGCCAAGACCGCCTCCCTCCGCGCCGCCGGCGCCTTCACGGCCGCCGGCCTCGAGGTCGACGCCGAGCGCGGCACGATCAAGGGGGCGGCCGTCATGAAAATCGGCCCCTGCGAGGGGCACGGTTTTAGCGTGGACGCGACGAGCCTCGAGCAGCTCCGCGACGTCATCAACGCCACGCCGGGCGGGCAGGTCATGCGGTTCCGCCACCCGGTCCCGAACGACGACGGGTCGATGCCCGAGACGCTCGGGACGGACGTCGGGTTCATCACGAACGCCCGGGTCGACGGCGACACGCTGCGCGGCGACGTGCAGCTCATGGAGTACGCCAAGGCCCTCCCCGTCTACGGCGACGTCTGGACCTACCTGCTGGCCAAGGCCAAGGCCCGCCCCGACTCGCTCGGCCTCAGCGCCGTCATCCACTTCGAGCCCGTCCCGGTCGGCGAGGGCGGCAGCGGGGGGGTCGTCGCCCGCATCTCCGGGTGCAGCGGCGTCGACTTCGTCGGCCGCGGGGCCGCCACCCCGGACGGCCTGCTGTCCGCCGCGGCCCCCGCACCGAAACAACAAGTCCATACCCCGCCCGCCGGCGCGTCGCCGGCCCCGGCGGCGAAACCCAAGACGCGAACGAGTCTTCAGACAGGAGCATCCCAAATGGATCCCAAGAAGCAGTACCTGATCGACAACCACGGCCTCTCGCCGGACGCGACCGACGAGCAGGTGGCGGCGGCGTACGACGCCCTCGCCCCCGAGCAGCGGGCCGCCTGCGACGCCGCCCTCTCGGCGGCCAAGGCCAGCGGCGGCGCGAACCTCGCGGCGAAGGCACCCGCCCCGTCCGTCGCGCAGCTCGCCGGGCAGACCCACGAGGCGATGCTCGCCGCCGAGGGCAAGCGCGTGACCATGCTCCGCCAGCTCGGCGAGACGCTGAACGTCGACGCGTCCGTGGTCCAGCTCGCGATCGCCAAGGGCGAGAACGTCGCCGAGGCCCGCGTCCGCTTCCTCGCCCACCTGCAGGAGAAGTGCAAGCCCGTCGAGAACCTCGCGGGCGCCTCGATCCGCGTCGGCGAGGACCGGAACGTCGCGAGCCTGTCGGCCGCCCTCCCGCACGCGATCATGCTGCGGTCGGACGCGAAGGTCGACAAGCCCCACGAGCGGGCCGCCCAGCTCCGCCACCTGACCCTCGTGGACATGGGCCGGCACTACTTCGCCGCCCTCGGCGCGGCCGGCGTGTGGGAGATGTCCCGCACGAAGGTCGCCGAGATGATGCTCAACCCGCGGGCCCTCTACCGCCAGTTCCCCAACGTCGCGATGCTCGCCCAGTCGACCAGCGACTTCGCCAGCATCCTCGCCGACACGATCGGCAAGTCCCTCCGCCAGGCCTACCTCGACGCCCCCGGCACCTGGCAGGCGTGGGCCCGCCGGGCGACGGCCCCGGACTTCAAGACGATCAGCCGCACGAGCCTCAGCGAGAGCCCGAACCTCGTGACCCGCAAGGAGGGCGGGGAGGTCAAGTACGTGACCCTGTCCGACGGCAAGGAGACGTACACGCTGAGCGAGTACATCGGCGGGATCAAGCTGACCCGGCAGGCCGTCATCAACGACGACCTCGACGCGTTCGGCCGCATCCCGACGCTCCAGGCGAACGCCGCCAAGCGCAAGGAGGACGACGTCGCGTACGCGGTCCTGACCGACAACGCGACCCTGTCCGACTCGGTCGCCCTGTTCCACGCGTCCCACACGAACCTCGGCACGGGCGGCGCCATCTCGGTGACGACGCTCGGCGAGGGCCGGAAGCTGATGCGGACGCAGAAGGGGCCGAAGGGCGCCGCGATCCTCAACCTGCGCCCGAAGTTCCTGATCGTCCCGGCCGCCCTGGAGTCGGTCGCCGAGCAGTACACGTCGAGCCAGTTCGTCGCCGCCCAGTCGAGCAACATCAACCCGTTCGCCCAGGGGAACCGGTCGGCCCTGGTGCCCGTCGTCGAGCCCCGGCTCGACGCGGCCAGCGCGACCGCCTGGTACCTCGCGGCCGACAACACCCAGATCGACACGGTCGAGGTCTGCTTCCTGCTCGACGAGCCCGAGCCGGTCCTCAAATCGGAGAGCGACTGGGACACGGAAGACCAGAAGTACGCCGTCCGGCACACGGTCGCCGCCAAGGCGATCGACTACCGCGGCCTCGTCAAGAACGCTGGGGTTTAGTCCCCGCACTGACCGGGAGACCGGTCTGCCGAATACCACCAACCAGCAGAGAACAGAGGTACACGAACCATGAACACCTTCGTCAAGCGGGGCAACCGCCTCACCTACTCCAACAGCGGCTCGGCGATCACCGCCGGGTCCGTCGTCGTCCTGACCTCCGGCACGTCCGGCATGGTCGGCATCGCCGTCACCGACATCGCGGCCACGACCGGCACCGGCGAGGTCGCCGTCTGCGGCGTCCACACGCTGACCATGCTCACGGCGGACACCGGCTCGATCGGCACGACCGTCTACTGGGACGCGACCAACTCGCGCCTGACCACGACCAGCACCAGCAACACGCTCGCCGGCAAGCTGGCCGCGGCCAAGACGAACTCCCAGACCACGGCCGACGTGCTGCTCAACGGCCTCCCGGGCGAGAACTAGGCCACGCCCTCTAACCCACCCCCCGACCCCGGGCGAACAGACCCGGGGCGGGGCTTCACCGGCACGCCGCACATGGTTGACTGGAACGCACTGCTCGCCAACGCCGAGGCGAAGCTCGACGCCCTCAAGGAGGACGCCGTCTACCTCAAGGCCGACGGCACCTCGCGCTCGATCCGCGTCGAGGTCGACGACTACCCGCCGGCCCCCGTGCACGGGTCCGAGGGCCCGTACGCCCCGAAGAAGGTCGTCCGCGTCGCCAACAGCGCGTCCGGCGGCATCGCCGCCGACGAGCTGGAGCGGTCCGGCCGCGACCGGATCCAGCTTCGCGAGACGGCCGGCTCGTCCGCCACGGTCACGCTGGCGGCCTTCCTCCCGCCCCCCGAGCAGGGCCCGTGGGCCGACGGCGGGCGGCTGACCCTCTGGCTGCTCTAACCCCAACAGGAACCCCCACCCGATGGCCTCCGAGATCACCGTCCAAGCCTCCCTGCAGGTCAGCAAGACCTACCTCGCCGAGCGCAAGCAGCCCGGCCAGCTCACGGTCGACATGGCCGGCACCCGCTACTCGGCCAACGTCCAGAGCGTCCCGACGACGGCCGGCGGCACCGCCCTCTCGATCGGATCCAACGTCGGGACGGCCGGGTGGGCGTTCTTCCGCAACACGGACGCCAACAACTACGTGCAGGTCGGCGTGCAGGTGTCGGGAACGTTCTACCCGCTCCTGACGCT